TTACCCAAGGAAGATCTTCACCTTCTTTTTGTGGTAAGAAACGAATCACAGCATAACCATTTCCTGCTTTATCTCTGGTTGGTTTCCAAAACCTATCATCATCGTAAGAATTAGATTCGGTTTTTGTTGTGGATACAGCTTCGGCTGCTTTTACGAGTTTATCGATTGATGAGCCTCGCATGCTCTTTAGATTTTCTAGTGACATTTATTTCTCCTATATATTACTGAATTATCCACTTTGTACATAATATAATACTATTATTATACCACATTTCTATGGTTTTGTAAAGGTCTTTTTCAATAAATTTATACATTTATCTCTATTGAACTTTACGAATGGTTTGTATTTCATAATCTTACGATAGATGTCAGGCCAAATAATTGTATCTGATATCTTTTTATTTTCACGTTCTACAAATCCAGTCAATGCATCCAAGATTACGACAGTCTCTAAGAGTATCTCATCTTGCATCCAAAGACGAACTATCAATGGATGATTATTTTCTTCTGCTTCAAGAAGAGAATCAAATTCTACATCCATCTCATGTAGTTTATTTATATCATTTTCAAACTGATATGAAAGAGATTCCATAACTTTTTTATGGTCACGATAATATCTTTCACCACCTTCGTTAAGCATATCACCGACATACTTAACATCATTTTTAAAGTTAGCAACATAGAATTCTTTCAAATCCTTTTCATAAGTTTTTGCTAACTTTGCGAAGAAGAACTTATCTTTTCTTTTAAAGAATGATGTTGCCTTTACTGAAGTCTTAAAGTTATATTTTAAAGCATCATATGAATCAGATTCAAAATGAAGTTTTAATGCATTATATAACTTATATGACTCAAAAGGATCATTCATACTGGCAGTTTATTACCTTTCTTTTCTCTTAAAAGATTAAGACTTGCTGCTTCTGCTTCGATCTTTTGCTTAAGAGAATCAGTAAGAAGTTTTTTAAGATTGCGATAATCTAAACCTCTTTCTTCAACTACATAAGCAGCAGCATCGATATACGTTACATTACCTTGAGCGACAAGATTCTCCACTGCTGCAGAGAATCTTTTTCTCGTCATGATTTTTGCTTTGAGAGGATCAACCGACAAATTCATCACCTTCATCCCAAGCACAACCAGTTAATCCACCGGCTTGTAATGCCTTTAATGTTCTTAATACTTCATTGGCATTTCTACCTGTATCTAAAGCATTAATTGATGCGTGTTGCACGACTGAATTCTTATCAATAATAAAGGTTGCTCTGTAACAAACACCTTCATCTTCATTGACAATACCCAATGCATGAGATAAACCTAATCCACAATCAGCTGCAAGAGTATGATTAATATTACCTATCAATTCATTTTCTTTCTTCCATGCTAATTTACAGAATTCATTATCTCCACTTATACCTATTACATTAGCATCTTCTACTAATGCATCCATACCAGCAATCTCTGTTGGACAGATAAAGGTAAAGTCTTTTGGATAGAAGTAAATTACAGTCCAATCTTTTTTCAAAGGTTGATAACTTTCTTCTACGCCTACTCTCACAAATTGATTATTTTTGTCAATTCCCTGTAGCGAGAATTCAGGGAACTTTTCTCCTACTGATAACATTAAAATACCCTCATTAAAATACAGTCAGAGTTAATTCTTCCTGTTGGTTTATTTATTTTAGTAGTAATCGTATCCCACACTTTCTCAATTTGCTTTTCAGTCTTATTAAGTATTTGTGGTAATACTTCATCAGGTTTTCTCAATGTTGCTTGCTTACTTAATTTCTCATCAAAGTTTTTAATTGATGTACCTGATACTTCGAATCCAGCTGTTGATTCAGTAACATATTGAATAAGTTTTCTATTCTTTCTGTTATAAACAAAGAGCTTAGCTTTTCCTGGTATCAGGATTGGTTGAATTGACGTAAGTTTAGCATCAATATCTTCAATACAATATTGTAGCTTTGCAACTTGCGCATCTGATGACTTTGGTTTTCTTGTACGTGGAGTTCTTGTAGCTTTAAACGAATCTCTTAATCTTTCAAGATCTTCAAATACAGTTTCAAACTGTTTCATAATCTTTCTTTTATTTCCTTTAGAGATATGTGAATAAGCTTCCACACATTGTTCGCATGTTTTATTGTAAGCATCTGATATATTCTGATATTCTTCATCTAATAAAGCTTTGAATATATTAATTGCATTACCTTTTAATCCATGCATTTTAAATCTGTTATAAGCACTGAATTTTTTTGTATAGTTTTCATCAAACCAACCTTCAACGATTTCGCTATCCCAATCATGGTAAATCGTATCCATTACTTTTCTTCTTGTTCTTTCAGCTGGAGTAATAGTTACTACTGTTGCTTTTTGAGCTTCTTCAATCTTCTTTTCTTTGAGACCTTCTTTATATCTTTCTTGCATGAAAGCTTTAATTTCTTCCATTTCAGCTTCTGAGTATTGCCAACCACGATATAGTAATTTGATCTTTTTATTTACTGACATGAACTTCCAATCTTTTATTCTTTTAAGAACTGAAAGTTTCTTCTTATCAAATCCCATATAGTCTACAGCAAATTGTAATGTAGAAGGCATGTAGTCTTTTGATTTATAAAAATAGTTATACCAATGAGCAGCTTTTGTCCAAGCTGTTTGTGTAAATTCTGATTCCTCAGAAAATAGTGGTTCAGGACCGAGATACTTATCGTCTAAACTTGGTCCTCTTTTCTTCACTTTAGCCATTACTTCCTCCTGTATTTGAGCTTGATGTATTACCTGAGTTAGTTGTAGGAGTTGATGTACCAGAAGTTGTGGTGGTAATTTCTCCTTCCGGTACTTGTCTCAGCTCCATTGACCCTGCGCAATTTGTAAGGGCGACCAGACTACATATAATGATAAGGAGTTGTGGTGTACGTAGTCTGATCTTAAACATTTTTGATTCCCATTACATAATTTTCTGCTGCATTTTCTGCATAAGCTTCGCTTTTACCTTCATAGATTTCGGTTTTATCATGAGCATCTTTAATATAATATTCTACTCCCCATTCACCGTCTCCTCTACGAAAGACTTCTGCTCTTTTACCACTTTTATCATCCCAATGAGATGAATAATAGTCAATAGTGTATTCTTTGTTTTGTTTAATTTCTATTAGTGTATCGATTTTAGCTTCTATATCGTCGAGCCTAGACATGATTTCGCTTATATCCATTATGTGTTGTCTCCATCTGTGTATTCAATATCTGATTTATCAAATACTTTGTTAGTCTTTTTTTCCCAGAAGAATGGAATGTATTCGCCTCTTCTTTGTTCTTCAGCAACGTGTGCACTTCCATAAGCAAACACTGCTGAAATTGATAATATTAAAGTTAGTATTATATATTCCATAATTATCCTCCAAAAAAATATATTAAGCTAATTATAAAGCCGATTATCCAAAATAGAATTAATGAATAAACAAAAAATTTAATTATTCCAATTGCTAAATTTTCTAATAATGCTAACAATTTACTCATCCTCTTCTCATTTTGCTGATATCCTCAGCTTCTTGTTGTGAAATAACTGGTACTGCATTTGACTTATGCATTGTTGCAATACCTTTTACTAAAGTACCTGTATAGACAGGATTCTCTTTACGAGAACAATCACCAGCAATCTCATGGTAATTACCATTAGTCATATATTCTTCCATAAGAGATTTATATTGTTTTGCTTGCTGTTCACGTAACATTTGCAATTGAGTTTTTTGAGCGACTGATGTCTTGAACTCAACTTGCTTTTTACGTACACGATTTGCTGCGTGATTTTTTCTTTTTCTTCCTGTTGGATCGTATCTTAGAGATCCCATGTAAAAATTTGTCATTCCCATAATTAGATTATATTATACCATAGTTTGCAGTAAATGTAAACTGTTTTTTTCAATTAATTTAAAATTTTTTGAGTTACATTAGGTGTAACATTTCTTGTATATGCATCAATGAGTTTATCTCCTTTAAGCTCTTCGCCAAAATAAACTATTGCTCCATCTTCAAGCGTTCTTTCGATAAGACCACTATTAAAGCTTCTATCAACAACGCCCTTACCATCTTCTGTATCTTGTGGTCTTGTATCATACCACATACTATTAAGAGAATGCGCATGTATACCTGATACTTCTTTTGCCCATTTCTCTGCTTCTAATAGAAGTCTTTGTCTTTCTACTTTATCACTGTATTGTCCCACTTTTAGCTCCTCCTGTTTCTGCAAGTTTAATTAATTCTCTTAACTTTTGATCCCAAAGTAATTTAAAGTCTGGATCTTGAGCTCTATCACGAGCTTCTCTTAACGCAATGACTCTTCTCATAACATTATTCATAGCTATCCTGTCCTTTCATTGCTTGATAATTTTCAAAATATGATGTTCCTTCCATCCATCTTGAAGTTTCTTCCTGTGTGTAATGTCTATTCTCATCTTTATGAAGATCTAATCCACCAGGTGATTGATGAGCAGCTTTCTTTGTTGAAGCTGAAAGTTTATTATAGTAGTTCTTTGGTTTACTGTAAACTTTTTTTACAGTTTGTTCAAAGTCATATTGTTCTTTTTCTTTCAATAACATTGCTTTAATATCATCGAATGTATAATCGTTTTTAGAT